GTGTTGCCGCAACGCACACATCACGTACTGGTGTTATATTGATTAGTAATACTATTACACCAATCATATCACACTGGGGATCAGCATTCCAAACAGACGGTGGATTTGATAGTGATAGAGGTTACATCTTTTCATATACTTCTACTGCAAACACAATTAGTACAACAAGAAATACGGTTTTCATGTTAAGACTAGCACCTAGTGTATCAAACGCAATCGTTGGTGACTTGGGTGAAAGAGAATTATTAAACAGAGCACAGTTACTACTAGAAGGTATTGAAATAACATCAGACGGTACTGATGCTAGTAATAATCCAATTACTGGAGGAATTGTTGTTGAAGGAATTCTAAATCCACAAAACTATCCACTTGATCCAGGTGACGTTGGTTGGGCTTCCTTAACAGGAGCGGCGGCTGGTGGACAACCAAGTTTTGCTCAAATAGCCCCGGGTGGTTCTGTTGTATGGTCAACAGGTGCAACACAGATTATTAAAAATGCAACAACGGTTGCAGAGATGACACTTGACGTAACATCAGCATATAGTAGAAACAATACAAACTATCACTTTATTACATCGGGTTCGTATAACACGGCAGACAATTCAGGACTACAAACTGGTCTAACAGTAACAGCAACTGGTAATGGATCACCGTCAGACTTTCCAACTGGTACAACACTTGCACAGATTTATAGTTACTACAATCCACCACTATTGAGATTTAATAATAGAAACAGTGGCGGTCAAATTAGTTCAAATGAAACTATTACAATGTCAATTAACCCAGGTGGTAATTTAGATAGAACGAACTTCTTGTACTTTACAAAAACAAGTTGGGAATCAACTGGTGCTATTGCAGGTACTGAGATAAGTGACAGTAAGTTTCCGGGAGGTACATACGTTTCTGGTGTACAAGGACCACTAAACTTTGGTGGTGTAGAATATTACAGAATTACATTTACGCAGAACTCCAATACTAATATTACCGCAGGAAGTACTGTAGGGTTCTTATTTGGACAACCTCCATATGCACAGCCAGGTGAAACAGTATTTTCATTTATTGCTACACCAGGTGAACAGTCATCCTTGATGTTAGGTACGTTGAAAGAATTAACAAATACAACGTTAGGTGGACGAGGTACGTTCCCGAACGGTCCAGACGTTTTAGCTATTAACGTTTATAAAGCTGAAGGTGTAGATACCAAAGCGAATATCATTCTAAGATGGGGTGAAGCTCAGGCGTAATTATTTTACGTTGAAAGCTATAACAGTCCTAATACAATCTTTTTTACTAGGTAATACAGTATGTTTCAAGTAACTAGGGAACATTAGTATTCTTCCTTTAACAGGTTGATATACATATTCTTGCCACGAGTAAGGTGCGTTCTCTTTCATTGTATGTCCGTATTCTACAAAAGGATTTGGATTTCTAAACATTATTCCTCCTGCACTTTCATTAGCACGAACATAATACACACCGCTTATTTGTCCTACGTTATGATGATGTTCATTATGAATATCACCTTCTTTGTAATCTTGTGTCCACCAGTTATATGAATAACCTTCATGTATTCTATTCATTGCATTTTTGTTTTGAAAGTTTGTAACGCACATATCTATTTCTGATTTTAATTCTGGAGTATCGTATCTTAGATCTATGACTTTATCTTTTTCAAAATAGTCAGTGGCATGGGGAGCATTTTCATCTGGTCTTTGTAATTGATCAACACGTTCCTCTACAAGTTTTTCTACTTGATTAGCTACCCAGACAGGAACATCATGTACAAGTATACCAGTTGGAAATATGTTTTCGTATTTCATTACAGTGGCACATAATAATTTAAAGGATTACCACCAGGCATAAAATTACCAGGTTGATTCATTCTTAAATTATCCTCGTGTAGTTGTAAACCAGTCTTAGGTTGCTTGTTAACTTGAGGTGTCTGGATATGTTGTAGCATAGTGTCTATTGGTTGAATGTTAAATGCGATAGTTATACGAGGCTCATCATTATCCCAATCACTTATTCTATGTTCCATGTTAGTTGAGTGTGTTATTAATAATTGACCGTTTTTATTTTCAACTTTATGTATTTCTTCTGAACCTATTTCTCTGTATTCTGCATAACTTGGTTCACAGTTTACACCATATATACCATGAAAGCAATCTGTACCGCCACCATAGTCGTGTCCATGCCAATCTAATACTTCACCTTTGTTAGGCCAATAATTTAACCAACCTACTATCCAATAACCTTGTCTATTATCGTGATGTACTTCCGTTTTAAAGAAGTGTTGTATTTCTTTGTACAAAGAAAATATTTCTGGCATAGTACTTGTAAACAAATTATAATGAGGACTACAAGCTGTACATAAGCTAGGGTGTGGAACGTTTGCTAAACCGTTTGGTATAGCAATTTCATTTGCAATTTGATTAGCTAAAAATTTACTTGTATGTGTGAAACTAGCTAGGTTGTGTTTCAGCTGTGTTTTGTATATCTTCATCTGGCGCCACTTGTTGGTTTGCTTGACTATCGCCAGGTGCAAGTCTATAATTATCTTCTATTGAATCAGGTGTACTTACTTCTGTAAGTGAACTACCGGCTTCTATAGCTTCTAATTGATGTGGCATTAAAGGAGGATTTCTCCATGTGTCGCCTGCTTTGATAATAACTTCCATTGGCGTAGCTGTTTGAGTATCGATGTATCTTAGCTTAAAACTTCCTTGATTAACAAACCAAGACTCGTCTTTAATTTTATGAAAGTGCATGGACATTTTAGATCCTGGCTTTTCAAAAACCAAAATCTTTCCACAGTAAAGGTCGTTAGTTGCCCAAATTAATTCGTATCCCCAACCCTTATCTACCTTACCACTATGTCTTGCTGGCATCTATATACTCCTGTACGGTCTTAAATTTATATTCACCTATACTATTAATTAGTTTAGTATTGTCTGCACAGGTATAATACTGATACTGTCCTGCTAGGTTATCTGGTAAAGGTACTGTCTTAACTTTTGCATCATATAGTTTAGCATAACCATTAGCAATATCCATAAACGATGGTGCAACTCCTGTACCAACATTCCAAATATCAGTAGCGTCTACATGAAACATCTTTTCAATAATTTGGCAAACATCTCCTACCCAAATAAAATCTCTTTTGATATGTTCACTCTTTTCAAAGACAGTAATTTCTTTTAAGTTTTTAGCTTGTAATTCAAACTTACCAAAAACACTTTGTTGGTCACCTTTATCTTGTTCTCCAGGACCATATACGTTAAACAATCTAAGTCCTTGTACATTAATTCTATACTCTGGTATTTCCATTACCATTTTATCAAATAAGTATTTGCTCCAACTGTATGGACTTTGTGGATAAACTTTATCATTTTCTTTGATAGTTTTCATATCATTTTGAGCCTGTGTGTTACCATACACACTAGCACTTGAGGCATATATTAATGTTGTACCACTTTGGTCACAAAGCTGTAAAAGCCTTTGACTAAATTCTAAGTTTTGTTTTAAAACCTTTTCTACATCACGTTCTGTTGTACTGCTTATTGCTCCTAAGTGTACTACTCTATCATAGTCTTTTGGATCAGGTACTTTGTTTTCAATATATTCATATCCTTCTACTTCATGCCCCATGTGTTGTAGATAAGGACCTAAGTTTCTTCCAATAAATCCTTGATGTCCTGTAATTAATACTCTCATGCTTTCATTCTTTCAATAGTTTTAGTTGTTGAATATCCCTTCACAGTTGGAAAAATTTCTACTTTGGCTATGTCATTTCCAACCACTTGTTCTACAGTATAATCGCCTCCCTTGACAATTACATCTGGTTGTATTTCTTTGATTGCTTCGTACGGTGTGTCTTCTTCAAATATAACAACATCATCTACAAAGCCCAATTCTAACAATGCTTCTTTACGTGTATTCTGATCGTTTATGGGTCTTAAATCGCCTTTTAAACGCTTGACAGAAGAATCACTATTAATGCCCACCACAAGGCGTTTTCCTAGCGTGTGTGCGTGTCTAAGTAGCTTTAAATGGCCAGTATGCAGTATATCAAACACCCCATTAGTCCATACGATATTGCGTTCCAAATCGTCCTGTTGTATTATAGCAACACCTCTTTTTTCAACTATTCTAGCCGCGGCATAACAAGCCAATTTACAGGCATCAAATATATTCATATCCGAATCTATACCATATGCAATAACGGCCATTACTGTATCACCTGCACCAGTTACGTCAGCAACTTCTTTGACAGGTTCAACAAAATGTTTATATTCTCCTTGGCTGTTTAGTACGTGCATACCATTCGCACCATCTGTAACAACTAACCAAGTCCAATCTAATTTTTTCATTTGTAGTAAAGCATTATCTTTATCATACTTGCCAAACCATGTTTCGTATTCTTGCATATTAGGTTTTACTAAAAATGCTCCATGATAAAATACACTATCTTGTTTTGGATCAACTAATATTTTAATATCTTTATCTAATAATTTTCCTACAGTATCTCTTTTTACTGTTCCTTTTGCATAATCACTTATACAAACAATATCATGCTTTTTAATATTGTTATTAAATCTTGTTGCAACATCTCCATCATATGGTACTTCTCTATCCCAACGTACAATGTGTTGTCCACGTTGTCCAACTAATCTTGTTTTAGTTGTTGTAATTTTATAATCCTGTGCTATTGTAACTTCTAATTTACTAGCTTCAACTAATTCTAATAATTTAAAACCTTCTTTATCGTTTCCTAAAGCACTAGTAAGTTCAACCTGTGATCCTAAACTTTTTATGTTAAGTGCTAAATTGCCTGCACCACCTATTGAATATTCTTGATTGGTTTCTAATAGTACTGGTACAGGTGCTTCTGGAGACATTCTATTTGCTTCACCGACTATCCATCGATCTAACATAATGTCGCCGTATACTCTGATCATTTATTCCTCCAGTAAACTAATAAGTTGGAAAACTGTTTGTAATTTTGTTAAGTTTGATTTGCTTTGTAAAGTATTTCTTAATCCTTGGTGCAGAGGCTTTGGCCATTTACCAAAACTTACCCAAGCATATCCATTGTGTTCACCATTTAATACTGGAATAAATTCTTCTTTAACTACACAAAGGTATGTATGAAAATTAAATTTTTCATCATTACTTACAAAAGTTTCTAGTGGAATAGATTTAACAATAGGAGGACATTCTCCTATCTCTTCTTTTATTTCTCTCGTCAATGCTTGATAAGGAATTTCTTCACTCTCATTAGTACCACCTACAAGTCCCCAAACGTCAGCTTGTCGACTTTGTGTTCTATGTAAAAATAAGAACCTCTGTGTATCTAATGTATAGAAGAGAGCTCCACTACAAATAATCTTGTTCATATTAGTAATTATGCTAGAGTACTAGGCGCCAGGTTCCTTTTCGATACTCGCCTTCGAACGTTAAAGTCCATGCAGTACCGTCCCATTTATATTGGACACCTGTATTTAAATTGGTTGTATATGTTACTTCTGGTACTGTTGAATCTTCACCGCTATTACCACTGGCATCAAAAACAATGTTCCAATCATTTCCGTCCCATTCAACAATATCGTTTTCTTTGGCAATTAAATCGCCTTTAGATCCCTTCCAAGCATCAGCACCATCTTCATTTGTTGCATCACCAATATCACCTAATAACAGTACTCTTATACCATTACCTCTTATGTTAGTTGGATTAACTTTACTTGGATCTATAATATAATCTATTGTTCCTTTAGTTGCTAAAGGACCTACTATAACTGTGTTAGTTGGAATAGTATCTTCGTCCCAATTAACAACAATTTGTGTTTCATCTAATGTGTTTATTGCAAAAGTACCTACAACTGAAGTTGTAAATCCTGCTCTTTCAAGATAAATTTTACTTAAACTTGCTCTGTATTGTCCTGGTTGTGCATCAAGTACTGTACGCCAGTTTATTTCACCAGCAATACCATTTTTACCTAGTTGTACAATGTTACCCATTACAATAGCATCATATCCAGACGCAGTTGATACTGCCAAGTTCGCAGTAGACTTGCTTGATTTACCCATACCTGATTTACCTGCTGTTGATGTATCTGAACCTTTGGCCAAGTTTGCATTACTGTCATCGTATCCTTGTAGTTCAGGCATACTATTACTTAGGTCAATAGTTCCTCTGCTTTCATCAAATATACTCATTATAACATTTGTAATAACACCTAGCTTTTTAACTTTAGCAGGTGGACTAATATATATTGGTGTACTAAATCCTAGTGTGGCAACATCAATATCTGTTTCAGTTCCAACCGGAATACTTCTTGAACTAAAGTTAATGTTTTCTAAGTTAACAACTGACAACGAAGTCCAGTCTACATAGTTGTCTGTAGTTTGTATTTCTAAACTAGGATTGAACAGCATTAGTATCTGTTCCATAATTTGTAATTTTTGTTCTGTATTAGTTGACCATATATCTGCTGTTACTTGTAAAGTATATGGAGTAGGCATCATACGTTCAACTGTATAATTTTTACCTTGTGTGTTTAAATATTCTTTTCCTGTTGCATCATATTCTCTTTCTCTAATATGTACCTTACCTGTAAAACTTGGATCAGCAGTTCTAGTTCTGTCCATCTCCATACCTGTTACATACACACCTATACGTGGAGCACTAGGAATTTTATTTTCTGAATTATCTCTTATGATAGCACCTACTTGACGTGTAATATCTCCGTACATAACAGGAACTTGTACTAAAGCACCCTTGCCATCTGCATAAGAGAAGTTACTCAACAGTCTGATTATCTGAGTAATATATCTTCTTATTTGTCCATCATAAAAATGTAGCATTAATTATCCGCCTTAGGTTTAAGTGCTTTACTCAAAGGTTGTCTTTCTTTAACAGATTCACCACCTATTGTATTTGTAGTAGTGTTATTAACAAACGTTCCTTTTTGTGTATTTCTAGTATCAGTATTAGACATTGTAAGTCTTACACTATCTTCTTGTTTAGCCCAACGTTGGCCATCGTATCTAAATAATCTGTTTGGCATAAAGTCTGTCCTTAAAAAGTAATCACCTTTGATTTGATTCAATGGAAAA